TGAACACTGAACGACGAGGAGGGTCTAGTTATACTAGATTGCCTTCTCGTTGTTGTGTTCTCCGTGGAGCGCTTCCTATGGCTGCCGTAATTGATACGGTCGGGAAGCGCACGTTGCACAGTTGGTGGGACCGGAAACACACACAGGATGATCTGTCTAAGGACAGATTAGTGTGTGTTACCGTGTTCGATGAGTTGTGTGGCAGCCTCACCCGTGATGGCACGGGATGTGGGAAGCTCGATCTTCATAAGTTGAGAAAAGCCGGCATAAGGTCTGAAACCCTTCCGGATTGTCTCGTGGAGATCAAAACTTCCTTGACTGCGGCGAAGAAAAAGGTTCACCATTTATCGGGGAAGGAGTTCGACTCTCTTACCCAGGTGTTTTACTTCCTGCGTAGCATGTGTGAATCACTGCTTGACGCGGATAGTACCTTTCTTCGTTTGCGTGCGGTAGATTTTGGGGACTTCATTGACATATTGTTGAAGTTGCCGCCTGTTGATCAGGTGGCTGTCATGAAGTACTGGACGGCTTGGCCGATGGCCAAGTGGCTGCGAGACGATGATATCATCTCCGCACGCCCAGAGTGTCTTCCCCCGGTTCTTGGTTCGATGGATTTTCCCATCAAGGGACCGATGCGTAAGCATTTTCGGAACCTTTTAGCGTCACGTACGATCTCGATGCGTTCTGGCAGAGTATTTCTCGCGCTACTTCAAGGAGTGAAGCGCGGCTGTGCCAGGGTGCCTGAAGATTTTGAGATCGCAGCGTGTTTGAAGCATAAGAAAGCTTTGACCAAGTCTGTTGAGCTTGAGAATGAGGAAGAGTTTGCGGAAAAGTTCTCGGCCATTTGGCGCCGGTCTGTCAATTCCCATGCTCCTCCTCAGCGTGTCAAGGATTTTGAGACCCTCCCTTCCATCATTGTTGATGATGATTTCGACGAAGAACGGCATTTTGCCGACGTCAAAGAGAAGAGGTGGAAGAAGGTCTCAATGTTGCGGGAGTTTCGGAGGACTTTAAGAAATCCTTCGAACCACGCCAGTCATGAAGCCACCCGCGATGCGGGCGGTCGTGCAGGTTACATTCACCGCCTTTTAAAGGCTGTGAACGGTGGCCATCACTCTTCAAACCTGGTATGTGAAGCTCCGCTTCTTGACATGTACGAGTTACGGCCCGGAACGGTCGTCACAAGGTATGCACAACCCCTAGGGGATTATAAACTTTGGCTCGATATTGCGAGCAAGTGCATAGCTGGTCGTGACAACCTCAGCGCACAGGTAGAGCTCTGTCTTGAGCCTCTCAAGTGCCGCGTGATCACCAAGGGTGAATCCGTGCCTTATTTCGTATCTCAAACTATCCAGAGGGCTGCATGGAACGCAATGCAGGATATGCCGGCTGCTAAGCTGACTTCTTGTCCTGTAGACGCCTCCATGCTGTACGGCATCGAGTTGATGACCAATGACTTGTTACTCCCCTTTGATCAGTGGGTTTCCGGCGATTATTCAGCTGCCACGGACGGTCTTTCACTTCAAGTGAACAGATCGTGCCTGACGGAAATGATGAACGCCTTTGGAACCACAGATCAAGAAAAGGAGCTTTGTATGAAAGTCCTTGGTCCTCACAAGATATCGTACCCAGATCGTCTCCGAAACGGAAAAGATGACGGTCTGGAGCCCTTTGTTATGACTAATGGTCAACTCATGGGTTCTTTACTTTCCTTCCCTGTGTTGTGCGCTATCAACATTGCAGCGTACTGGTGTGCACTTGAAGAGTACACAGGAAGGAAATTTAAGAAAACTGAGCTACCGGTTTTAGTGAATGGAGATGATATTTTGTTCAAAGCCAACAAAGACTTCTATGAAGTCTGGAAAAAGTGGATAACCCGTGCGGGCTTCACTCTCTCTTTAGGCAAGAACTACATTTCCCCAAACTTTATTACGGTAAACTCAGAATCCTGGTTACATCGTGGAGGCAGTGATTTCCGCAAGATTGACTTCTTGAACAACGGATTGCTTCTCCAGGAGGCCCAGGGTCCCATGAAAGTTCCTCTCAGATCGTGCACGGCA